CCCGGAGTGCCAGAGAATGCCATGCTCGATATCGGGACACTTCAGATGTCACACGGGCTTTTACATACAAAGCCATGGGACAAAACTCTCGGTAAAATCTCCGAGGATGATCGTCGGTATCTGCGTTCTTGTCTCAGAAGTGGTACGTTTGATGATCAATCACGTATAACGATATCCACAATCCACGGGGCAAAAGGTTCCGAATGTGATAATGTCATGCTATTGACTGATGGTGTCAGACGCAACCAAGGACAGTGGAAGCGTTCGATGTATGAAGAAGAGGACGAGATGCGGGTTTTCTATGTCGGCCTGACACGCGGCAAGAATAGCCTTCACCTAGTTCATCCGATGATGTCGAAGGGTTTCAACATTGTTTGAGATAGAATTATGAATGAAGAACGTGTATCAATAAGTTGTGTCTGTGGCGACTATGGAAAAATCGTAGTGCCACTAAAAACTGTTACATTAAAATGGCCTAGATGTACCTGTGGCAGAATGATGAAAGCTGAGAAATATGCAGTTACCCCTGTTGAGAACGGAATCAGAATGGTGCGCTCCAGACAGTCTGCCAGACCTGTCAGGTGAAGTAGAGATCGCAATCGATCTTGAAACTTACGACCCCGAACTAAAAACAAAAGGTAGTGGCTGGCCTACAAAGACAGGTCACATCATTGGCATCGCTGTGGCTGTTCGTGGTGAAGCTTGGTACTTTCCAATCCGCCATTTAAACGGTGGCAACATGGACCCGAAGCGTGTCATGCGCTGGATGGGTGACTTGTGTTCTGATCCCCGCAAGACATACATTTTTCACAACGCTATGTATGACGTGGGTTGGCTTCGCGCCGAGGGCGTCGAGATCAAGGGCCGGATTATTGACACGATGGTCGCCGCTCCTCTGCTGGACGAGAACCGTTTTAGCTATTCGTTAAACAATCTTGGTAAGGACTATTTGGCAAATCGTAAGGACGAAAAGCTTCTGACCGTCGCCGCTAATGAGTGGGGTGTGGATGCAAAAGCTGAGATGTACAAGCTTCCGCCGCAATATGTCGGATCATACGCCGAGCAAGACGCTTCTCTGACCTTGAAACTTTGGGACCTCTTCAAAGGGTTGCTCGTTAAAGAAGAAGTGACAGACATCTTCGAACTCGAACTGCGTGTCTTGCGAGCCATTATCGACATGCGGTCGCGTGGTGTTCGGGTTGATCTTGATGCAGCCGACAGGGCGAAGTCGAATTTAGAAAAAGAAGAACGCGCACTCATAAAAAAGATTAAGGACGATTACGGTTACAGTCCTGACATCTGGGCCGCAGCTTCCGTGGCAAAGGTATTTGATGCTGCTGGGTTGGAGTATCCGAAGACAGGTGGCACAGGTGCGCCGAGTTTCACCAAGCAGTTCTTATCTTCCCATGAACACGCCCTGCCTCAGATGATCGTCAAGGCGCGGGAACTCAACAAGGCTCGCACGACGTTCATTGAAACGATCATGAAGCATCAACACAATGGCCGCATCCATGCTGACATCCACCAGTTGCGGGGTGACGAGGGCGGGACGATCACTGGACGGTTCAGTTACTCGAACCCGAACCTACAGCAGATCCCATCACGGGATGAGATCATCGGTCCTATGATTCGGAGTTTATTCTTACCAGAAGAAGGTTGTCAGTGGGGCGCTTTCGATTACTCTTCCCAAGAACCTCGGATCGTGGTCCACTACGCTTCGGTCGCCAAGATGAAAGGTGCGGACGAATTTGTGGCACAGTACCGCGATGATCCACGCTCGGACTTCCATCAGATTGCCGCTGACATTGTGGGTGTGCCACGGAAGCAGGCGAAGACAATTAACCTTGGCCTGTTCTATGGCATGGGTGTCACGAAGCTGGCAGGACAACTTGGTCTTGATCTGACTGTCGCCAAAGAACTCTTTGCAAGGTATCACGAAGAAGTTCCGTTTGTTAAACAACTCAGTGAGTTTGCATCGGATCGCGCAGGTAAGAATGGATCAATCAGAACTTTGCTCGGTCGTAAGTGCAGGTATGACAAATGGGAACCTGCAAGCTTCGGCGTTCACAAGCCCCTGCCACACAAGGAAGCCTTTGCAGAGTATGGCGCTGGCATCCGTCGGGCGTTCACGTACAAAGCTTTAAACTCCTTGATCCAAGGATCGGCGGCAGACCAAACCAAGAAGGCTTTGGTCGATCTGGCTGATGAGGGTATTCTTCCCATGATCCAAGTGCATGATGAGTTGGCTTTGTCATTGCCCAACAAAGAAACTGGACGTAGGGCAAAGGAGATCATGGAGAATTGTGTTACGCTTCGTGTACCATCGATTGTTGATGCAGAGATTGGCGCAACATGGGGACAAGCAAAGATGTCTATGGAAGAGGCGTTTGAGAAGTAGAAAGTTTTCTATTTTTCCAAATTTTCTTTTGAGAGTCAGACATCTTTTTTCTGGTTTCTAAGGAAGGTTTTGTTTTATTATTGGGGGGCTTTCCCTTTTTAGCATCCGACATTTTTTTTCTTGTTTCTTCGGAATGTTTCCTACCCTTTCTTACCCGTGAAAGTTTTGTGAGAGTTTCTTGTGAAAGTTTTTTCCCTAACCAATATTTGTTGGGGTTGTTTTTCCGGATTTCGGACATTCTTTTTCGAGCCTCATCAGAATGTTTTAATCCACTCACTCCATCTCCACCCTTTGTTATATTGACTAAATCCATGCCCTTGGATCTCCAAGAACTGATAAGAGCAATTTCTTTTTCAAGGGCTTCCTCTTCAGATAAGTTTTCAAAAACTATTTTAACTATGGTGTCGAATCCATTTCTTTTTAATTTAGCAACTATTTTTTTATGTCTATCACTTCTCTGTGTGAGGAGATAGGCGCGTTTTCCCCGTCCCTTTCCAACATAAAAAGGAATATCCTTATCTGCTCTCCAATGTTCGTAAACATAAAAATCATTCATGCAAAAAATATTCGCATTTAAAAAATATTTGTCAATAAAAAAGGCCCCGCCGAAGCGGGGCCAGTCAGCCTGAAACACTGGGAGGAAGGTTTCAGGAAACTCTAAGCAAACATCTCCATGACTTTCTCACGTGTCATGAACTTAACGTTCAACTCTAAATCCTCAATCAATACAGTGGCGGGAGTTGTTTCCCCTTCTGGCCCAACAAGGCCAAACACTAAACCGCGTCCGGCGAACGGCTGAGACATTCCGCGAATGTGAAAGAACTTCTGGTCAGGTTTCAAGAGACCTTCGTCATCCACATACACGTCACCAAAATCTGTGTATACAACATCAAACAACTCGCATCCAAGGGTAGGCGCTATTGTCTTCCAGTTGCCGTTATATTCGATTTCGGTGAATGACTTCTCAACAGGGTCTATAAGTATTGCTCTCATCGCTCTTTCCTTTCTTCGATAATGCGATGAGTTAAATCTATAACTGCCAATTCAAACTGTCAAGCGTCTAATTTAGAAATTATCTTCTTTAAGTTTTCATGGTCTTCACGAATGTCTGCAAGGATTTCGCAGAGATGTTCGTGATCTTCCTGTGCGCGTTGTTCGGCTTTCTTGTTGCCAACGTCTTGACCGACCATGATCAAAGGCAAAGCAACCAACTGGATGATCCCGCCGCTGACATAGAACACAAACGTTTCAAGCGATGGAAACACCGACGGCAGCATCGACCAGATAAAAAAGAAATACACGCACCAGATGCTGCTCATCGCTGCCACAGTACGTAGAGCTATCGACTCGTTAATCTTAGAAAGGTTCATGACACACTCCTATTTGTCCCAAGACATCTTGGGTAAAGTTACAGGGACTTTCTTACTGCGGGCGATATTGCCACGGCTGATCTTGGCTGACAAGGAGTTCGGCCCTGCCGTTCCCAATTCATGCTTGGTGCGGACGTAATCTGCCCATTGCTTTTGGTCCTTTAAGTTCTCGTAGAACTTATCCTGTGACCTCTTGAATCTTTCATGTGCTATAGTGCTACCCATGTCACTGCGCCATAAAACTTCTAATGTCTTCTCTTAACTCGTGCATATGATCATCGATATGCTTTTCCATTCGGATGATCACCTCATGATCCTGTTGGTCAATGATCAGGTTCTTCATGGCACGACGGCGATCCTGTAACGCCATCCGGTTAGCGGACAACAAAAGGATCGGGCCAGTGAACGCAGCCTGTACCGACAGGATGAGATTGAGGAATGTAAAGGGATAGGCGTCGAACTTCCAGATGTTCAAGACGTTCACCAGCACCCACAGGATCAACAAGATCGTCTGTGTCAGGATGAACCGCCATGAACCAATGACCGCCGCAAACCTATCCGCTAACCGTTCCCCAAATGTCATGCTATCAATCCAGAAGTGTAAATGTTTTTTCTTCCGGCTCACCTTTCAGTGCGGCCAGTTCTTTCTTCAGGTCTCGTATCTGCTCCCGAAGCCTAGTCTCGTTCTGATATCCCAAATGTTCCCAGATTTCCTTGATGGTCTGCATGACTTTGACCGCCGCCCAAATCCCCATCATCGTTAAAAGGGTATCGTGCATCCTATTTTCCTTTCAAAATACATATCCATTCACGCTCACCTATCCGATATCTTGGATAGCTCTTCGTGTCACTGTCACGACAGCGACCCATCTCCATTGTCATTGGAACTCGGCCCTCGGACCTTGGTCCTATGTATATCTTCCCGTCCACCCGATAGCACTCCTCGAACCGCACCCATGGGATGCCGCTCCAGTCCACCGCCAGATAGTCGCATGGCACGTTTTCCATTCCCGCATTGTACCAGACTCTGGCGATCTGTCAGCAACTTACGCTTGTTCATTGTCCAGCACCTTAATGAGATTTTCAAAGGCTTCTTCTATGGTTTTTCCTTCGGCAATGTAATCGCCTGTGGCTTCACCCAAATTGACACAGTGGGCGGCGCGGTTGCAAAACTCTACACGCCAATATGGTTCAGGGTATTTTTCATAGAATAGTGCCAAGCTGTCATCGTAGACTGGATAGGACATTATCTTTTTGATCAGATCATCCATGACATCCGAACCCGAAGATCACTTGAGCGACATAGACCACAAGTATAAGGCCAAACCCTATACCCATGACAAAACCCATGCCCAAATAAAAAATATCCTTGAACATCTCCATTGCTCTTCCATTCCATCCAATCATTTTTTATTTCCTTTCACTTCGTTAATCCATCGTCTCACGTCGCCCTTGAAGTTCAGCGTAGATCGACTGTCAGATGGGCTGGCAGATCGTACAAACAAATGCTTGTGTGATCCGATCTGTACAAAAAACTTCAGATGCTTTCTGGAAATCTCAACCGTGGTTATATCTACTCCGCACTCGGTCAATAGTTCTTTCGTGTCACGAATGTGTTTCTTGATTGCCATCCTCTTCCTCTTTCAGTACGGCCTTTGGAATTTTCAAATTTGCTATCTGCATCATACGAGCAATTTGATACCCCATGAATGGCCTTAGCGGGGTAAAAATACGTTTGCCATCTTGATCAACTAAATTGTTAGCAGCCATAAGAATCCATTCTGCTAATTCTTCAGTGGATTTTGGTTTATAGTGTAACAGCATTTCCATTGTTTGGTTGCTTTTTGGCTCGCAAATAAATGATTCTTTAAGAAGCCGTTCTGTAGCGTCCATCACCACTGCACCTCCCCATCCCGTGACACAAGGACATACCACCGATCCCCGTCGTCGTTCTCCCACAATGCTAAGATGTCTTTGCCCACCTCTTCGTGGCGCACGATCCACTTTCTCATTTTGACACCGTCCCCCCAAACCCAACTGATTTTATTTGAAAAGATGGTTTTGCCATTGATTTCAAAATACTTTCTATATCTTCCTTTAACCGATTATTTTCCCGCTTCAATGGAACAATGTAGGCTGTGGCATTTTCCAACTGCCGTTCCAGTTCTGCCACGCGCTTGCGTAAGGCGATGATGTGATCAATCGTAATCGGATCAGCGTGTCTATTCACTGTGTACCTCCGGCTTTCTTTTACGGACTTCCCAATAGTAGTCGCAGATGACAGGACGGTTTGTACCGTCCCGATAATAAGGCTCTTCAATAAACCAAGATTGGTTGACAGGATCAGGCTCTGTGCCACTGGACGGACACCTGTAGCAAGTATCCGATAACGCACACGTGTCGCCTTTACACATTGTGATGTCAGGCATTAGGTTTCTTCTTCCCTGATAAAAATAAGATCACCGACAAAACCCCGATGCCGCCAAGCGACAGCATCAGGATCGAAAGCAAGAACTCAAGGTACATTCTTAGCGTCCTTGGCCGCTTGAGCAATGGCCGTGACATTCGGGAAAGACGCCATGATAGCCAAGTCTTTCTCAACCGTATTCAGACTCGTGGCAGAGGACCTCTGACCGAGAGCCGCGTACCCACCGATATCGTCCCAATGATCGCGGAAGTTCGCATCACCACTGAGTAACCGACCAAGCTTGTTGCAGATCATCTCAAGCGACTCTTTCTGTCCGTCGTTGATCTTATCCCAATTAGGCGTGTCACGAATGATTTCTTTCAAAGTCTGAGAGAGCTTTGACACGTCAGCATATTTACCGTGTGTCTTCTCGCGCTGATCTAGGATTTCGTTGATACTGTTAGCCATTTGCTTTCAACCTCTGTGAATGTTTGTAGACTGAGTTCAAGATAGTAGTGTGGTCTTTGTTAAAGTAAATCCCCATTTCGATGTAGGACATACCGACCTCATTGCGTACCCGATACATAATCTCATGACGGGCCGCAACAATATGTTTCTTACGTGACCCCGAAAAGATTTGGTTCTTGGTTAATCCGTGGACTTCTCCCACTTCATCGATAATCTTGTTCACCGCCTGACGCTTCTTGTTCACCGGACCTTTGCGGTATTGTTCAAGGAGATGTTCGGGGATTGTTGATAGCTTTCTTTTCGGTGGCTCAGGCTCCGGTGGTTTTGGAGGCTGTGGCCGTGTCACGTAGTTGATGTACCTCGGTCCTTGGAACTTGCGCTTGAGTGCAGCGTAGTGGTTCTTGAGTTCCGTGGCATCAGTGAATTGAAGCATTTTTCTTTTCTCTTTCCAACATTTCAAGGTGTTCCTTGAATAGTTCAGTGATCTCAACTGTCTTATCGAACGCAATCGCTTGCACCGATTTAAACAGGTCCCTCGCATCGTCTTCTGTATCCGTGGACAGAAGGCATCCCGTCGCCGCCTTGCTCAACATCACAGAGATCAAGACGGAGTTCATCCGCCCAACCTCCAAGCCACTGGCTTCCGCTGAATGGAACAACTGAACAAGAAGCATGTTCATGATCATATCCGTGGCATTGCCTAGGATATTCATCTTCTGCTCTTGGTCCATTGTGTCCATCAACCTTTTCGTCATGTCACGGTGAACAATCGCGGTTTTGATTAGGGCTGACGCTGTCATGGGATGCACACCTGCTTTCACTAAATGCGATCCTATGACCTTGGATAGTTCCTCGTCGCTCTGTGTCATGACCGTACCATCCCGCAATAGCCGTGAGTTGTGCTGTAGCCCACAGAGTTTTTGTGAACAACAACCCCGTTTGACGTCACTGTGCTAAAACGTTCCTCCCACCGCCAAGCCATGCACTTGGGGCCTTCACACCAAATGCTCATTTGGTTTGGTTTAAGGGGGCATATTTTTTCTTTAGCCTCTTCAGGCGTCACGTAGTGTAGATCATTTGTCATCGGGCGCACTCACGCAAGCCGCCAGATACCGAGCGTCTCTTCATCAAGCTTGCGCGTGGTGATCTTAACGTCGGGGTTCTTCTTGCGGAAAGCGCCGATCCGTCCTGACACGTTGCCATCGGGGCCATCGTATTTGATCTTGATCATCTCACCAATCTTCAAAGCCAAGATGGCGAGCGTCAACTTACCTTGCATCGAGCGCGGATCAATCGGACGCGGCCTTGCGTTAGCCCTGACCTTCGGCAACTCCATGACACGTGGCTTTGAAATCTTTGTGATCACTGCGACTGGCTTTCTCGTTTCAGTGTTTAGCATTTTTATAGTTTCCTTCTACTGCCATGGTAAATAGTTTGGTTATATCTTCTTGGCTCATTTCCAAGTGCATCGCCAGAATGGTTGCGAGTGTCACCAAGGAACTCAACGCCGTGCCATAAGACTGCAAGACGTTTCTGTCTGGCATATTCGCTTCGACGAATACGTCGACCTGTTGCTTCAACAACATGATGCACTCGGTCTGTTGTTGTGCTTCTTCTGGGTAAAGTATCTTTGCTGTACTCATGTCAGACTTAATGATTGTCGTTCGTGTCATTTGCTTTCCTCTCTCATAATTGAATACCAATCGGGATCACCTTTTTCGATGAAGTTCCGAATAGCCTTCGCGGCTTGTTTGTTTGTCACGTCGTTATAGTTTAGTGTTTCCCAAAAATCTTCTTCCTCAGTACTATTTGCTTCTTCTGCATAATCTTGGAAGGGTGGAAAGAACAATGCTTCGAGACCGTGGTCTTGTCCTTCGATACCGTGAACGAATTCATCCGCTCTGGTTATCGCGTTCTCGTCATATGTCAGCGAGTCCTTTTCATCTTTAGGCTTCTCGTTGTTAAGAAGCCAACACCAACCGCCGATACATGCCACGGTGCCACACTTGTATTCCTCACCTTTACCAAGGTAGTCGGCTGTGACCTGCATGTTAAAGTTCTTGAACTGTAGATTTCCATTGTTTTCTGGTAACCGATAGTTATTCAAGTGGATAAGTTCTTCTACCTCGAGCATCTCTGCCACGACCTTCAACTGTTCTTTGATCTTGTTGCGATCTAGTTCTGTCATTTGCTTTCTCCTTGTTCTCTGGCTTTGTGTAATTCCATCTCAACCAAACTTGTTGGGCTGTCGCAATCCTCGCACACCGCCCCCTTATCAAACGTTGCTTGCACTTTCCATTCTTGATCGAACGCATCCCAATAAGCGAAAGCATCTTTCAAAACGTTCGCCCCTTGGCAAGCTTTGCATACATATGTCACTGGCTGTGTCATCACTCGCTCCTATCAATCGTCGTCGTCTGTGTCGGGACTGTTCATCCGACCTACAATGCTTTTAAAAGCGCCAAACTCTCGTATAGCATATTGGAAAGCAACGGCTTCCGGTGGGGTGAACTCTATACGGTTGGTTCCTTGCGTTACTACCATCACCATTGGCACCCCTTGGATATATTGGATCTTCGTGTCAATGGAATTGCCCGCCTCGCATTCACGCTTGAGTGTGAAGCTTGTTTCAAACTTTGTGTTATTCATTGGTTACAAAACCTTTGTTGTACTGTTCCGTTTGAAAGTCATTAGCAAAGCCTCGTGTGTCAACGATGCCGTGCAACTTTTCATCTGTCCCAGTTACGCGCCATTCGTGATGGTTGCCCGCTCGTCTTGCCCAAGCCTTTGTCATGGCTTCCTCCGCCGTCATGGCGACGACAGGGATCAAAGCGGTCTCCGTTTTTGTGCGGCTGATCTTTACGATGTAGGTGATTGGTCTTTTTAAAATGTCATCGGTCATTGGTTCTGTTCCTTTATGATTTCAAAAGCGGCTTTCATGGCAGGGCTGTTGTTTACTGAACTCGGATAGTATTCAGCCATCCATGTGTATAGGTTTTGTAAAGCTATGAGTAATGCTTCTACTGTTATCTTTTCCTGTGTCATTGGTCCTCGGTCCTTTGTTCAAGAGCATCTGAGATATCGTCAGCCAAACGCAAGAATAATTCTGCGGCCTGTCGCAAAGACTGCTCGTTAAATATCCACCCGCAATGATTTGTTTCTTCCCACTGCACGTCAGCCTCCGTCGAAACGCGATAGCAGACATTGCTTTCTTTCTTGTAATACAGGCAAGCAAAGTCCGGTGTGATTAACCGTTCATAGCCGTTTCTATTTGTTTCGATATTCAGTTGCATGACATTTCTCCGTCACTTGGGGGTAGGCTCAGAATTAATTCTGAGCCTTTTTCCGATCTTCAAATATCCGTTGCACGTCTTCGTCATGCTGAACAAGGTGATCCACCATCTGGTCAATCATCCCACGGAAGTCGTCCACGCCAGTCGTTGCCATCAAGCCAAGCTTTAGACTAAAGTCTAACACGGCAAATACCACCGTCCGCATGATGTCTGCTTCTGGGTATTTGTCCTTCAAGGTTTCGACAACCTTGATCACAACCATCTTGCAAAGACCTTCGGTCAAACCAAACGTCTCAGCCATCATATCGCTGTCTGGGGATTGGGTCTCAGTGTTCATCGCTTTCTTCCTTTCTTCGAATCAGCGTTCTTGCTGATGGCTTCAAAGTTATAAGTGCCAATTAAAACTGTCAATAGGGTTTTTAAAATAAATTTAAAGCGGCTCAACTTTTTCTGTTGGCCGCTTTAAGTGGTTGATATTCAAGGTAAATATAGTCCGCGCTTGGCTAGTTTGGTTCGCAACCCGTGGTCGGGGTCATGTTTGGCTAACCAAAATTTTGATGTCCCGTCACTGTTCTTTACTTGCCGTAAATCCAAATCTCTTAAATTTTTATAGGTAAAGATGTTGGATTTGTTTCTTTTGAAAGCGTTTTTGATTGCGTCGACCTCGACCTTCGTTCGCGCCTCCAAGCTGTCACCCGCCTTGAGTTCATCCCATGGAATGGACTGGTCTGATTTGAACAAGGTCATTGGTCCTCTGACCTTTCTTTAGGGATAAACCAAAGACGGACCGTTCCGTCCTCTAACTTATGCTGAAGAATGGCTATGTCAGCGACATGGCTGTCAGGGTTCTTCTGGACGTAGTGCTTCAGGGAACTCCTGAAGACCTTGGCCCTGAAGGGACTGGCTACAAGAAGTGTCTTACCAACCTTGACCTCATGCCACCGGATTAACCGCCTACGGCTAGGAGGAAGGATCGTGTCGGGAGATATGTCTTCAAGAGTTTCAAGGGTCATGGTGGGTTCCTATGGCTGTGTGTGTCATAGGCTATATGTCTTCTGTGTCTCTGTGTCAAGGGTGGTGGATCGAGGGGAAGGGGTGGCGGACCTCCGTCCTTGGACCTTGGGCGGCAAAGGGAGTTGCTATAAGAGATCGACACTTATCACGAAAATCTGAGCAATATACTCATATAAAGGGCTATCCCCACCCCTACGGACCTGTTTTTGTTTTTTGCTCATTTACAAAGCCTTTATCGGCTCAGAGTCGATATCGATCTCACAAACCATTGGTACATATACGTTTGCAATAAAGGGTATACCTCCAGTGCATAACAACGTCGATACATCCCCTTTATCACAATTAGCTATGACATAATTGCATAGGTACAATATTATGCCTAGACGTGCGTGTGCGGGAAACGTTTGCTTCTCTGTCTAAACGGGAAAAACCGCTCTTATAGCAAAACTCTGTTGAGCCGCCAGTTTGAATTGGCTATACTCCTGACATGGCGTCATTCCTGAAACAGAAGAAGCGTGGCAGACCAGTGCAGGACATCCGCAGGCCGTTGCCCGTGGAGCTTCACAAAGTTCTGAAGCCCGTGGCAAATCCGCGCCGCGTTTATGGTATAACCCCGAAACAGGAAGAGTTCGCCAGATTGTATGCGGGTGGAAACCTGTCACAGTCTGAAGCCGCAAGGCGGGCAGGGTATAGCCCGAACAATCCGAAGAACGCTGGCATCATGGGTCGGCTCCTTTTGCATGAGAAATACTTTCCAAGGGTGGTGAAGCGAGTGGAAGAGATCAGAGAAGCGTTAGCACATCGCGCAGATGTGACTTTTGATAGCCATGTCACCAAGCTGGCCGAGATCAGAGATGCGGCCTTGGAGAAGGGAAACTTCACGGCGGCAGTCGCGGCGGAGAAATCCCGTGGACAAGCGGCAGGCTTGTATGTGTCACGGTCTGAAATCTTGGTAGGTAAGATTGACCAGATGTCACGGGACGAAGTCATGAACGAGATTCGCAGGCTTCAAGCTGAGTTCCCGATGTTGGCTTTGCCTAGTTCTACCAATGTCATCGACATCCCTGATAATGACATCAAGGAAGTTATGACAACCGCAGTGAGGGATGATGCCGAGATACTCGATTTTAATGACCGAGGCGAAGATGTGGCAGAGCTTGAAGAAGGCGACGCCGACGGGGGTGGAATGGACGAGGCTTGAGGCACGGGTCGGCACAGGGATGCCGGATATCAATGGTGCCACAAAGTTTGGAGAGTTCTGGATCGAGTTGAAGGTCTGTAAGACCAAGAAGTTCAAGACCGAGGGCCTATGGCGTCCGTCCCAGATATCGTGGCAGTACAAACGTAGTGAACACTATTGCAATGTCTGGAATGTCATAAGTCATCCGGCTCAGGAGTTAATCCACGTGTACAACTGTCGTGACATACTAGCCTTGAACACCAGCGAGCAACCGCCCGAAGCGGATTTAGTGTTGAGCTATCCCGTGCCATGGCAAGACATGCTGGACCACATAAACGAAAAGCTAGACCGAAATCGCTCGGTTATGGATTATGAGTGCGCGTGATGGATTTAATCTTTTTGAAGTCTACCTCCCAGTTCTCCAAGTGGGTTCTGGCCGAGCGCGATAAGCATAAGCTGTCACAACGGCGACTCCTGAAACTGGCGGGCTTGTCACATGCCACGATGACAAAGGTAGGAATAAACACCGATCTTCGTTTGTCGACTGTGGCACATATTGCACACGTGTTCGGGTATCGCTTGGCGCTTGTTCCGGTCCCGCTTGATGACACGGAACAAAAAAAGCCCGCCGATCATGGCGGGCTTGATGACACGGTGGGGAAAGATTAGCGCGGCGGCGCGTTCGCTGCTAGTACGTCGAGCAATTCGGACACGGTTCGGGCGTGGTATAAATCCCCGCCCGCCATCACGCCGCGCCACAAGTGACGGTCACGGCGGGACCGTTCGATCCAAGCGAACGCCGCGCCGTTGCGTAGGATCACCATTGCGTCTTTACCATCGGGACGCACGTCAAGGCCAAGCGCGGCGGCGTCATGCGGCGTCATGATCCACCCCGCCATATTGTTTCAACATCCGTTCGAACCATTGTTCCGGTTCGCTCACGAGTTCATCGGCCATATGCGGCGCGGCGATTGTCAGCATGTCGCCTGATCCGATCACACGGGAAAGCACGTGCCGCATGTTCTCACGGGACCAGTTCGCGTTGTTATAAGGCCACCAGAGGTTTTCGCCGCCCGTGCCGCCCATGTCACCTAGCATGGCATAGAACAGGCCACGGGACACGGCGGGACATGTCATCACGTGAGCCGCCCGCGCAAGATCAAGCGGCGCCGTATCGAGACGCGCCCAAATATGCCACGCGCCACCTTCGCTTGAACGTTCGCCGATTGTGGCGCTTGCGCCTATCCAGAGTTCGACAGGGCGCGTTGCGGACAACGCACGAACGAGCGCAAGGATTAACGCGCCGCGCTTTTGTAAAAGCTTCGCGTCGATACCTTGCGACGATACTAAGTCGACGGCGACTGCAAGCGGCGCGGTTTCCGTTGCTACCCGTTCACGCCGCCGCATGGTCAAAGGGGTTCCGGCGATGAACGCCGGAACGTTCGGGACGCCGCCCGTGACATCGTCACGAACGCGCCACGCGCCACGCATGGGCGCAAGAGCTTCGAACCGTGTCAGATAGGCATCGGACGCCGCAACGCCGCGCAAGTCGCCGTTGCGTGTCATGTCAAGCGCGGCATCATAGGACACGCCGCCGGACCATTTATTGCCCGCCGTTGTCGACTTGCGTGTTCCGTTTGTTTCCGGCACGGCGGCGGCGGCATCGGCGAACGATACCAAGTCGCCTATCATAAAATAGTCTTTACCCTTTTTCGGGCATCCGTCGATTGTCGGAAGGGTTATTTTTTGCATGGCCTGATCCTTTCTTGATCCGTTGTTCCGTTTAAACGTTGCGACCTTCGACAAGCTTTTTTTGTTCCGCCGATAGGTTCGCAAGGTAGGTCAGCGCCGCCGCTTCGTCGTGCGTCATGCCGCCCGCGATAAGCGCCGCGCCCGCCATGGTCGCACGTGGATCGATCAGCACCTTGAGGCCCGCCGCCCGCGCCCGCTCACGTGCCGCCTGTACGCGCCGCGCAAAGTCGGCGTTGCCTGAGATTGCGACTTCCAAGGCGGCGTCATAGTCCCATGCAAGGCGAACCGGAAACCGTGACAAGAAAGCGGCGTCGATTTTTGAGCGCCCTACGTAGTCCGCCGTAGCGCCTAACCCCCACGTGTTCGCCGTTGCCACGATGTGACAGTCCGCATGGCGCTCGACTTGCGTGTCTGGAAAGCTTGCCCGCCCGTTCGCAAGCGCGGCATTTAATGCGAGCAAAGCGGCATTGTCTGATCCGTCGACTTCGTCGAATAGGTACACGCCGCCGAATTCGAACGCATCACGAAACGGCGTTCTATGGTATGATCCGGCGGCATCGATGAACCCTAGCAATTCGTGAGGCATCGACAACGCGCCGTTGTAATGAAACGACAAGTCAGCGGCGGCGGCGAACGATTTTGCGGCGTGCGTCTTACCTGATCCGGCGGGGCCTGCAATCCAAACGTTCGGCGCGAACCCGTCGACTTGACGCGCCGCAAGAGCGCGGCAAAGCGTTGCGAACATCGGGTGAGCGTGTCCCGTGGTTTCACCTACCGTTGCGCCGTTGCGAGCAATCTCGATTTTTACCGTCGAAACGTTCTCTAAACGGCGTTCGACTTCACGCATGACTTGCGCCGTGACTTGTCCCGCAATATGCGGAGCGACAAGCGCCGCAAGCGCCGCGCCCGCCGGATCGGCGGCGGCGTTCGCCGTGACAGTGACGGGCGGGACCGTGTCGACTTGCGCCGTTGTCGACGTTGTCCCGTCGAATTCAGCTTCGATGATGACACGTTCAATCGCTGCATATTGTGCATCCGTTGCCATGCCGCCGCCGTGCGTGTTAATGCTTCGAAAAATACTGTCAACCCGCGAAGCCTTGTCGACATGTAATCGACTTTCGACGGCTTTGAAACGGTCCCGCAAAGCATTAACGGCGGCGGCGTCTTTTGTGCGTTCTTTTTTCATGGTTTCACCTTCGTTTGATGAATTCACAATCGTTTCGGCGTCAATCTTAAGCGCATGACACGCCGCCAAATAATCCTCTTTTTGATAGTCCGCGATCCCCTTACCCGTTGCCCGCTTATAGTCCGCCCATCCGGCGTGTGACGTGATAGCAGAGCGGAGGCGGGACCGTGCAGCGGCATCGATTTTTAGGTTAGACATTTGAAACCCTTTCTATGGTTTACGTTGCGTCATGTTGTGCCGCCCGTTCTTCGGCGGCGAAAAATCAATAGAACGATTTGCCCGCCCGTGTCAACTATAATTGCCACGCCGCTTTCCGTTCGCCTATTTTTAAAGAACGCCGCCCGCCGTGACATATACAGGGCCGGAAACAAGCCAAGGCCCGCCCGCCGTGATCCCCTATAAATCTCCCATGCCACGCCGCCCGCCGCCCGTGACACGATGCCGCATGTCATAGGACCGTGCCACGCCACCCGTGACACGCTGAACCCGTTTCGAGTTCATCGGCCCGTGACAGTGACACCAGCGTGTCACCTTACCTAACGGATGCCCATGCGTCATGTCATTAGGTATGACATCCTAGGTCCTAGGTATAAGGTCCTAGGTCCGCCGTGCCACAGGTCGGGTCCCTTTGGCCGTTTTCGGGGTGCCTATGACATCGTGACACGGACCTCGGTCCCCCCTTTTTCGGGGGCTCTCCGCAGGATTCCACTTTAGACCCTGTTTTTTACAAATTATGAGCATTTTCAAATAATCGAGGCCGACCCCTTTTTCATACCTGTGTCACAGGGTCCCCCTAGCTTGCCGGGGGTAATTTTGGTATTTTAAAATCCCGCAACAAAGGAGTTGGCTATGAAGATATCGTTTAACTACGCGATTGAGTTTGGTTCGGAAGTTCCTCCAGAGATCCAAGCCGACGCCATGGAAGAAGCTTGGGCTGCGATGGAAGCCGAAGGCGAGCTTAACCGCGAGCGGATTGACCTCTATGATTACATCCTTGAAGAGCCGCTTGTCACGGTCGAGGGTTTTGACTACGCCATCATGGCAATTTCAGAACACCCACGCACCGTTGTCGTGTACGATTACTGGAAGTGCATTGAAGTCTACATGGTAGGCTCGGGGATGGACGAAGAAGAAGCTGTCGAGACCCTTGACGCTTTGATCGCCCAGTACACGGACGAGAACGAGCCAATCTTCATCCAGCCTTTCGATTCTTTCGACGACGCTGACGACGAAGAGATTGATCTTGAAGACGCTGAACTCGAACTCGACGACGACATTGACTTCTATTCGGAAGAAGATGACGAAGAAGAAGAGATCGACGAAGCTGCTTAAAAACGTTTTGGGGGCGTGGCACCTGTGACATGCCCCCAATTCCTCCCGGATTTAATCCGGCTTATGGTGTCAGGCAAAACCCCATACTGCTTAGAAATTTCCTTGTAAAGCCGCTCATCCTTGTAAATAGCCAGAACCTGTTCTTCGGTAAGTTTTGAATTTGGATTACGGGTCCCCTTAGCCGTCCGCCCCCGAATATTTCTATCTCGCATATTATCTTGGTGGGTCCCTGTCTCCAGATGATATGGGTTCACGCAGATAGGATTATCACATTTATGCCGAACCATAAGATCTGGCTCTAACTTTCCATTAAAGAGTAGATAACTAAACCGATGAGCATACCACGTCTCGTTAATCATACTTAGCTGGCCGTAACCCTTACTGGTCTTCTTCCCTGTAAAATTCCAGCAACTGTACTCGTCGGCTACCTTAACCTTGGAAAAGAACCGAGCTACGTCGTATAAGTCAAACGGATGTGGTATATCCATACTTGGACCTCTGACCTTGTGGTTTACCGCAAGGGTTATTTCGTTGTATATTGTGTCACGACAAAGACAGTTATTATCGAACGGGGCGATAATGAAAGCTACATGTTCTAAGTGTGGGGGAGAAAATGACCGCCTACCACAAAGATACTGTAGGTCCTGTCACGCAGGGTACATGCGAGCTAATAGAATTCCTTATAAAAACTTCTCATCTTTTCAAAAAGAGAAGGATATTGCCCGGTCAACAGCTAATGTTTACCAGAGACGGGGGCTTTTGACAAAGCAAACCTGCATGGTCTGTGATGACCCAAACACTGAAAAGCATCACGAAGACTATAAAAAACCATTAGATGTGATATGGTTATGCCGGAAATGTCACTTAAGCCACCACTTGACACACATGAAACATCCCCCTGAAACTCTGGGACTGGACTTGCAATGACAAAAGAGAAGCGCGACCCAAGCTCCCATCGTACTCCATCGCAGATCAAGAAGATGGATCGCGGCTACAATGCAACCCCTGATAACATAAAAAAGCGTGGAATGCGAAACGAAGCTCGCAGGAAACTTGCAAAAGCAGGTCTTGTGAGCAAGGGCGATGGCAAAGATGTGGATCATATCAAGCCTGTTCGCTCGGGTGGCAGCAATGCGAGATCCAATCTCCGTGTCATGTCACAAGCTAAGAATCGCGCTTGGAACAAGAAGAGCTAACCTTTGACAGCTAAAACACTTGCCCCGGATGAAGCCCTCAAGCGGTACGCCCAACTCTTGGAACGTGCGGCAGGGTTAGAGAAGCGGGATAAAGCCAAAGCCAACTTCTTAGACTTTGTAAAGATGATGTGGCCCGCCTTCATTGCTGGCAGGCACCACCGTATTGTCGCAGAAAAGCTAGAAAGAGTCGCACGTGGAGAACTAAAGCGCCTGATCATCAACATGCCGCCACGGCATACGAAGTCAGAGTTTGCAAGTTATCTTTTCCCTGCTTGGATGATTGGTCGGCGTCCTGACTTGAAGATCATGCAGGCAACCCACACGGCGGATCTGTCTGTCCGGTTTGGTCGGAAAGTCAAGAACCTGATGGAGACGAAAGACTATCAAGGCGTCTTCGACGTTAAACTAAGGTCTGATAGTAAAGCGGCGTATCGCTGGGAGACGGACGATGGTGGTGAATACTACGCTGCTGGTGTGGGCGGTAACATTGCAGGTCGTGGCGCAGATCTGTTCATTGTCGATGACCCGCATTCGGAGCAGGATGCTCTTTCACCTACTGCTCTGGAGAATGCGTGGGAGTGGTATCAAGGCGGTCCTCGTCAACGTTTACAACCGGGTGGTTCGATTATTCTGGTCATGACACGGTGGGGTGAGAACGATCTCACCGCCCGTTTGCTCCGTCAGTCTGCTCGTGACCCAAAGGCCGACCAGTGGGAAGTCGTTGAATTCCCTGCGATCTTCGATAGCGGCGAACCGCTCTGGCCGGAATACTGGAAGCTGGATGAGCTTGAAAAGATCAAAGCTTCGATCAGCATTGGTAAGTGGAACGCCCAGTATCTTCAGAAACCAACCTCTGACACGGCTGCTGTTATCAAGCGCGAGTGGTGGATGAAGTGGAACAAGGACGATGTTCCGAGGTTGCATTACGTTATGCAGAGCTACGATACCGCGTACCTGAAAACTCGGACCTCGGACTTTACGTCCATCCAAACGTGGGGCGTATTCTATCCCACAGAGGACAGTCCGCCTAACGTGATCTTGTTAGACGCGAAGAAGGGGCGGTGGGAATTCCCTGACCTGAAGCGGATAGCTTTGGATGAATACAAGTACTGGGACCCGGAAACGGTCTTGATCGAAGCCAAGGCAGCGGGTATGCCACTGACACAGGAACTTCGTGCCACGGGAATCCCTGTAGTCAATTTTACACCGAGCCGTGGCAATGATAAACACGTGCGAATGAATTCCGTTGCCCCATTGTTTGAAGCAGGACTTGTGTGGTATCCTGAATCGGCGTGGGCTGAAGAAGTCATTGAAGAAATGGCTGCATTTCCATTTGGGGAACATGACGACCATTGTGACGCGGCGACACAGGCTTTGATGCGGTTCCGGCAGGGCGGATTCCTGTCACACCCCGAAGACTTTGTAGTTGAGCGTGAAGAGAAGGTCGGAAGAAGGGTTTATTACTAATGGCTGCTGGATCTCCCTATAATAATGTCGACAGTTCCATTTATTCTGGAACCTTGGACGGAAGCCGCGACGACGCCATGTCACAGGACGCGCAGAGCCAAGATGCCTTTGAACAGATTGAAGAAGCTCCTGAAAACCAGCCCGATGCTGAAGACGGCATGGACGAGGACGAACTCGCGGCGCAGAACGTCTCCTTTGGGGCAAATCTTGCCGAATATATTCCAGACATGGTGCTGAATAAGGTCGCCAAGGACCTAGATGACCTGATCACGGAAGATGATCGGAGCCGCGAAGAATGGAAAGACATGTACGAGAAGGGCATGGTCCTTCTCGGTCTGGGTTATGAAGAGCGTACAGAACCATTTGATGGTGCTACAGGTGTCACGCACCCAATCTTGAACGAGGCAGTGACCCAGTTCCAAGCTCAGGCGTATAAGGAACTCTTGCCACCGGGTGGTCCAGCTCGGACCGTGATCATTGGATCGTCTACTCCTGAAAAGGAAGCGCAGGCGGACCGTGTCAAGACCTATATGAACTACCAAATCACCCAAGTTATGGAAGAATTTGATCCAGAATACGATCAAATGCTGTATTTTGTGGGTTATGGTGGCAGTGCATTCAAGAAAGTGTACTTTGACGAGTACTTAGAGCGGGCAACAAGCCCTTATATCCTGCCAAAAGACTTCATTGTACCGTATGCAGCACGTGATTTGATGACGGCAGAACGGGCCACACACGTCCTAAAATACTCCCCAAATGAGCTAAAAAGGCTCCAAGTTAGCGGTTTTTACCGCGATGTGGAGCTTGGAAAGCCTTATGCGGGCGGTAAAGACACAATTCAAGATCGTGTAGACAGGATTCGCGGTGTTGAGATGCCCGTGGACCCAGAAGAGTATGTCGTGTACGAATGTCATTGCTACTTGGACCTCGAAGGGTTCGAGGACAAGGACGAAGACGGCAACGAGACGGGTTTACAGATCCCGTACATCGTGACGTTTGAAAAATCGTCTAATATCATCCTGTCAATCCGTCGCAACTGGAAAGAGGGCGACCCAAAGAAGCGCAAGAAACAATATTTTGTACACTATAAATTCTTGCCGGGGATGGGATTCTATGGATTTGGACTCGTTCATCTTTTGGGTAATCTGTCTCGCGCTTCTACCTCTGTACTGCGTCAACTTGTGGATGCTGGCACCCTATCTAACCTTCCAGCGGGGTTCAAAGCCAGAGGTCTAAGGATCGAGGACCAAACTCCGATTCAACCGGGCGAGTGGCGCGATGTCGACGCACCGGGCGGTGATCTGGCCTCGAACCTCCTTCCTTTGCCATACAAGGAACCATCGGCGACTTTGTTCCAGTTGCTGGGTTTCTGTATCGATGCGGCCCAGAAGTTCATCGGCACAACTGATTTAGGCATGGGCGACTCTAATACCGAGATGCCTGTAGGCACGACCATCGCTGTTTTGGAGCGTGGTAGCCGTGTTATGTCAGCGGTCCACAAGCGGTTGCATTATGCCCAAGGTCAGGAGCTGAAGCTTCTTGCTGAAGTGTTTGCCGAGTCGCTTCCTCCTGTATATCCTTACGAGGTTCAGGGCGGCGATGCTTCGATCAAGCAGCAGGACTTTGATGGCAAGGTCGGCATTCTCCCTGTAAGCGACCCGAACATCTTCTCGATGACACAGCGGATTACGCTGGCCCAGCAGCAGTTGCAGATGGCGCAGCAATCTCCGCAGATGCACAACATGTACGAGGCGTACCATCGGATGTACATGGCGCTCGGTGTTCACGACATCGATCTCGTACTGCCTCCACCGCCGACTCCTCAACCTCAGAGTCCGGCGCTGGAGAATGCCAAGTCGCTGACGATTCCGTCGGGTGGTCAGCCTTTGAAAGTGTTCCCGGACCAAGATCATTTGGCCCATATCCAAACGCATATGGCGTTCTTGAAACTGCCTTTGATCCAGACATCTCCGGCGGTGTATGGCGTTCTGTTGTCGCATATCCTCGAACATCTGTCCTTGGCTGCACAGCAGCAGGTTGTGTTGCAGATGCAGCAGCAGGGTATCAACATCCAGCTTCAACAGCATGAGATGGAGATCGAAGTAGCGAAGGCCGAGTCGCAGATGATGGCTGGCTTGATGCAGCAGCTTTCTCCTCCGCCTGCTGGCCCAGATCCGTTGATCCAGATTCAGCAGCAGGGTTTGCAGTTGAAGGCTCAAGAGTTGCAGCAGCGGGCAGAGGACCAACAACAGCGCACTCAACTCGATGCTCAGAAGCTGGCGCATAAGGTGGCGATAGATTCGCAGAGGGTTCAGTCTATGGAAGACGTGGCACAGCTTCGTGCTAATATCGCCATGGAACGTGTCAACGCGGCAAGGCAGAGGTAAGCTATGTCTGATGAAGGTGATAGTGTCCGTGCTGGCGATACTGCCGGATTTGGCACGGGAGGCGGTGGTGGTTACGGAACAACTTCTAGTGGCGACCCCGCTGGGGGTGGTGCTAGTGACACCAGAGGTAGCAGGGGTGGTGGAACCCCGTCACAAACATTAAATGCTGTATCCCCTGCAACAGAAGTAGCTCCTGTATCAACCCCTACAAATAATAGCTACCTGCCAATCAACCCATCAAACCCCGGCCTGTTACCGGGGGGTGATATAACAAGTTATAGCCCTGCAAATGTCCCATACTTTGCATCGATTGGCGTTCCGACGATTGTGTTGGGAGCAAGTGCTAAAGCTCCTTCGTCCCTTAGCTTTGCTGGAACTACCCCATCTGCATACAACCTTAACCCAAATCCGACCGGATATATTCCCGGTTATACCGATATGGGCTTGGGTACAGGCATCCCTTCTATTGTAACGAAGAACGCTACCTATGGCGTGGGGGCATTGACCCCTACCGTTACGAACGTTCCTTTGATGTCTTCTGGAACATTCTCCGGCCCTAAAGGCGCGTTGCCTATGACGAACCAAGAACGGTTCGCAGGGTACACTGCTGCGGGTGCAGGTGGTTCTGATTTTTCTGATCTAGAAAAGGCAGGTAATTTACCTAGTGGGACGATGGGCAAGATCATGGGTGTTGAAAGCACCTATGGCACGAACCCTAAAGCTTTTAATCTAACCAGCGGCCCGTCTGGTATTTTCCAGATGTCCAAGGACATAGGTGAGAAGTACGGCATCGTCGGACCGGGTTACGACCTCCGTAATGACCCTGTAGCAGCGCCACAGGCTGCGGCGGCGTATGCAGCGGACATTGCCAAGCAATTGGCAGGGAATATCGGTCGTCAGCCAACGGCAGGTGAAGTAGGTCTGGGCTACAACCAAGGCGCGGCGGGTGCGGCTGCATTGCTTAATAACCCCAATGCTTCCGCAGCAGAGGCTTTAGCTCCGGCGTATAAAGGTAGTATTGATGCGGCTGCACGGGCTATTCGGAACAATGGCGGAGATCCAAACGCTCCGGCCAGCCAGTTCACGGACAAGATAACCCAAGCCTATCAAAATACTCCGGCCAGCTCTCCTACTTTAGTAGCAAGCCTCCAGAACCTTGCAACGGGTGTTGGCTCGGCAGTCAGTAACCTTGCTTCGGCAGCGGCGTCTGCTCCGGGTAACTTTGCCAACACGCTTCAGTCGATCTTGGATAGCGGCAAGACAACGGCTGCTCCTAATCTTGAAGCAGGAAACTTGGCTGATCGCCCTGCGGCAGGCGCTGTACCAGCATCGTTTGCTAGTGAAGAGCGTGGCTTTGCAGTACCGGGAGGAGAGACCATCCCAGCCAATACGGTTGGTGGCGCACCCGGCGGTAATCCTAATGCTGCGGATATTACTCCTAGCGGTGAGATCGATTGGTCCAAGGGCAACCTTCCGTACATAGATAACACTAAGGCTAAAGAGGATCTGTATAGTCAGCCAAATCCTTTCTTCCCCGGGCAAGACGTAGCTAATTCCGTGTCAGGTGACACGCCGGAAACCTACGCTCAGAAGTTTACAAATGGTGACGTGTCTCAAGTTCAGTCCCGGATATCCTATGTCAACGGGGTTCCGCAGGTTGAATTCTTCTCCAAGGGTTTGGATCAGGTAGCTGGAGAGATGGTCAGCGGGATCATGTCCGTTCCCGGCGCTCTTGTTAATGCAGCAGGGAATATCTTTAATCCGACGCCTTCGGACACGGCAAAGGCTGCTCAAAAATCTCCTGAAACTTTCTCAGATTGGCTTTCTGGTTTGTTGGGTAATCAAACGCAACCAACACCTAGCTCCACTGTTTCTGCAAGCCGTGGCAATCAACCTAACTTTGGTGGCTCATTGCCTGTGGCACAAGCTCCTGCCACCGTGGCAGCAGCAGATACTATCCCTGTGACACAAAATAATGTAAATACTACAGGGATGAATCTTGCTCGTCGGCCTTATGTGGGAAATCCCACCGTAGCTACTAGCAGTGTCGCCTATCCTAACTACCAGCCTTCAAGCCGATTCACATAAGGAGTTCTAAATGGCCTACCCAATCCCACGCGATAAAACGATCACCCCAAAGGTCGAGACCTCGATGAGCGTTCAGAGCCAAGGCACTGTTCCATACAAGGATATGAAAGAGGTCCCAGTTCCTCCAGCCCCTTCAAAAAATGACATGGAAGCTCGCGGCTTTGGCCTGATGATGCGTTCGCAAATGTACAAGGTCCGCTAATGGCCGAGCGTAAGAAAGGTCCTAACCTTTCTGTAGGCCGTGGCGAGAAGCTCTCTGTCAAAGAAGGCAGCGGGCTGACGGCGAAAGGCCGTGCCAAATACAACCGCGCTACAGGCAGCAACCTGAAAGCCCCGACCAAGGATACCAAGAATCCTCGGCACAAATCTTTCTGCGCTCGCTCGAAGAGCTGGACGGGAGAACGGGGTAAAGCAGCTAGGGCGCGGTGGGGCTGTAAATAATGGACCCCATTACCCTTATTGCTGGTGCCACGGCGATCTATAATTCAATCAAGTCGGCGGTTGACGCAGGCCAAGATGTTATGGATACGGCGGAAAAGGTCAGTAACCTTTTTGCAAAGGTCGGCCAGATCGTAACACTGGCTTCATCCCCTCGTAAGAAGGGGATGTTTCAATCTCAGGCAGAGTTCGAGGCTCAGGCCATTAAGATTTATACGGCCAAACAAAAAGCCTTGGAGATGCAACAGAATGTCAAGAACTTGTTTGTTTCCCAATACGGGAAGGCTGCATGGGAAGGCATTCAAAGACAGGTGATTGAGATGCGTAAAGAAGCAGCGCGGCAGGCGGCGGCGGAACTTAAACAGCAAGAAGAGAACCGCAAAGACCTTATTTTTGTATCCAGCATTGTGTTCTTTCTCTTGGTGGGCATGGCCGCAATCGGCATAACCCTGATGTTGACGGTGAAATAAATGGATCTTTTGAAGACTTTTGGACCATTGATTGGTCAGGTTGCGCCTACGATTGCTACGGCGCTTGGTGGCCCCATCGCTGGAATGGCGGTACGGGCTTTGTCCAGCGCGTTGCTAGGACATGAAAACGGTAGCGAAGACGACATCTCCGCCGCCTTGGCTTCTGCCACACCGGAACAGTTGGCCTCGATCAAGCGGATTGAGAACGACTTCAAGGTTCAGATGAAGTCTTTGGACATTGATCTGGTCAAGATTTCGGCAGACGACCGTAAATCTGCCCGTGACATGCAGATCAGCACCCATTCTTATATCCCATCCATCTTAGCCACAATTGTTATTGGCGGGTTTGGAATCATCACCGCGATGAAAGTGCTAGGTATTTCAATGTCTTCTGATCCTACCGTACAGGATTTGCTGACTACCTTGCGTGACGGTGTGATTTTAGTCCTATCTTTTTACTTCGGTTCGTCTAGTAACTCTCGTGACAAGGATACAATGCTGTATAATTCCACCCCGAAAGAATAAGGGATAACCTGTGGACGCACTTTACTTTGCTGAAAGTACGCTTAAATTCATCCGTGAAAGGATTAAAGTCCTTAAGGAACAGATAACAGAGGGTTCTGTTCCTGACTTCAATGCTTACCAGAAGCTTCGCGCTCAGTACGAAGCTTGGGTTAGTATGGAAGAACATATTATCTCTCTGCTAAAAAGGAATGGTTTTGAAGATGAGCAGCCTAATTCTGCCCGACCACGTAGCTAAAGCCGCAGAGGCAAAAAAAGCTAAGGATCTTTTAGAGAAGATCAAATCCAAAAATAAGAAGCAAGAAGAACCGACCGAAGAAGCCAGCAAGGCCATCGACATCACATCTGCCTATGTCACAGAGGCAGAGCGTGTCATGGACCCGACAAAACTTCCTGAATCGGCTCTTCAGCGTATGCCACAGCCTACGGGCTGGCGCATTTTGATTCTGCCATATCGTGGCAGTGGTAAGACCAAGGGCGGTATTTTGATGGCAGACGAGACGATTGAGCGCAACTCAGTCGCCACGGTTGTTGGATATGTACTCGCTGTTGGACCAGAAGCGTATGCTGATAAGACCAAATTTGCCACAGGCCCTTGGTGTAAGAAGGGTGATTGGGTGATGATTGGTCGTTATGCGGGCGCTCGCTTCAGGATCGAAGGCGGTGAAGTTCGCATCATTAATGATGACGAAGTCATTGCCACAATTTTGGACCCCGCCGATGTCCTCAATGTCTGAGGACAGGCGCGTCATGGAGTAACCCATGCTTGACGAAGACGATAAGAAAGAGGACGTTGTCGAGGACAACGACCTTGAAATATCTAATGATGACAAAGAGTTAGCTGATGGCGGCGAAGTAGCTAAGGCCGCAGACAGCGAAGATGACGACCTTGCAACGTATAGTGAGGGCGTCAAGAAGAGAATCAACAAGCTAACCTATAAGACCCGCGAAGCAGAACGCCGTGAGCAGGAAGCTCTGGAGTATGCTCGTGCGGTTAAGGCTGAACTTGATACAATCAAGAAGCGGGAAACAACTCTCAGCAAAAGCTTTGAAACTGAAGCTGAGACCCGTCTTCAGACCCAAGAACGGCTTTTCCGGGATCAACTTCGCACTGCGATTGATACTGGTGATGTGGATAAACAAGTTGAGATTCAGTCAAGTCTCAGCCAGTTAGCCTCTGAAAAGGAACGCCTCCGTAATTATAAAGCGTACCGTCAGGAAGAGGATTCACGTCCTGTTACCCCACCTCCTCCACCCCCACAGCAGCGGGTTGTTCCAGACCAGAAGGCTCAAAACTGGGCCGAACGCAATACTTGGTTTGGTGCAGACCGTGTCATGACAGCGGCAGCATATGCCATTCATGACGACCTTCTCGGCGAGGGGTTCAATGCTTCTGGGGATGCTTATTATCGGGAATTGGATAAGCGCATCCGGGACGAGTTCCCACAGAAGTTCAAACCAGTAGAGACCAAAAAACCATCATCAACTGTAGCTTCAGGCCGTCCTGCACAGGTCAAGAAGTCATCTGGTGACACGGAATTGACTGACACGCAAAAAGTAATTGCGCGTCGTCTCGGTGTCAGTTATGATGACTACAAACGGCAACTGAAGCTCGTACAGGAAAGGGCCGACTAATGGCTAAACCTACACGCGCTGAAGAGACCCGCACCAAGACAACCAGACCTTCGGTCTGGAAGCCCCCGTCCACCTTGGACGCACCCCCTGCTCCAGAGGGTTTTGCACACCGTTGGCTCCGCACGGAGATCAATGGTCTCGACGACCGGAAGAATCTTACCGCCAGATTACGCGAAGGCTATGAACTTGTTCGCGCCGATGAATACCCAGATTGGGACCTGCCATCGATTCAAGACGGCAAACATGCCGGAGTGATTGCAGTTGGGGGCCTTGTTCTTGGGCGTATTCCAATCGATCTCGCCAGACAGCGTGATGAATACTACCGCCAGCAGGCTAATAACCAGCAGGAAGCAGTAGACAACGATTTCATGCGAGAGAACAACCCAACCATGCCGATTCAGAAACCTGAGCGGCAATCCCGTGTAACATTTGGCGGCTCTAGGGCTGGCTAATTAAAAGGATCTAAGCAATGGCAAATACTAATGCCGCGTTTGGCTTGAAGCCATATCGTATGCTTGGAAGTGGTGCCAACACCAATGGCGACGTAGTCTACAACATTCAGACTGGTTCGACCGCTGGTACGTCCAACTTGATCTATCAGGGTTCCCCTGTGATTCCGTTGGCAAATGGCATGATCGATATCGTCGGCTCTGCTGCTGGCGGTACGGTTCCACTTCTCGGCGTTTTCCTCGGTTGCAACTACATCGACTTACTTGGTAAGCCACGTTTCGCGCCATATTGGCCCGGTACGTCTGCGGTTAAGGCAAACACGCTTGCTACGGCAATCGTTTCTGCTCACCCTGATCAGGCTTTCTCCATCAATAGCGATGCAGCTAACCCTGATGCAAACATTCACGCTAACGCAAACTTCTCGACGGCAACGTCCGGCAGCACGACTTCCGGTCTTTCTTCGGCGCAGCTTGCGGTTTCGACTGTTAATACGACCAATACCCTGAACATGCGTATCCTCGGCTTCCAAGACACACCGAACGACGCAGATCCAACGGTTGCTGGCCGCATTGCTATCGTAATGCTTAACAACCACTTCTACCGCTACGGTGCCAACGGCACTGGCGCTGGCGTCTAAGGGGAGTATTGAACAATGGCTATTACTCGTTCCCAACTCCTCAAGGAACTTGAACCCGGCCTCAATGCCTTGTTTGGCATGGAGTACGACCGCTACGACAACCAGCACAAAGAGATCTTCGACGAAGAATCCTCGGAACGTGCGTTTGAAGAAGAGGTTATGCTCTCGGGCTTCGGTCAGGCTCCAGTCAAGGGTGAAGGCTCTGCCATCTCCTACGACTCCGCTGGTGAAGCTTTCACGGCTCGCTATACCCATGAGACGATTGCACTAGCATTCGCCATCACGGAAGAAGCCGTCGAAGACAACCTCTACGACAAGCTATCGGCTCGTTATACCCGCGCTTTGGCCCGTTCGATGTCGAACACCAAGCAGGTTAAGGGCGCTGCGGTTCTCAACAATGCTTTCTCGTCGTCCTATGTTGGCGGTGACGCAGTATCGTTGATCAACTCGGCTCACCCAACGACTGGTGGTGGTACGTGGTCGAACCAGACGGCAACCGCCGCTGACCTTAACGAAACGTCCCTTGAGCAAGCTCTCATCGACATTTCGTTGTTCATCGACGAACGTGGTCTGAAGATCGCTCTTCGTGGCATGAAGTTGATTATTCCGCCTGCACTCCAGTTCACGGCGGAACGTCTCCTCAAGTCGGAACAGCGTACTTCGACTGCCGATAACGACATCAACGCGATCAAGTCCGGCGGATATTTGCCACAGGGCTTCGCAATCAATCACTTCCTCACGGACGTGAATGCTTGGTTCGTTAAGACTGATGCTCCAAATGGCATGAAACACTTTGTTCGTTCGCCGCTCAAGACGGCTCTCGAAGGCGACTTCGAAACGGGCAACGTTCGTTACAAGGCCCGCGAGCGTTATTCGTTCGGTTGGTCTGACCCACGTGCCATGTACGGCTCGCCGGGTTCGTTCTAAAATAGTGTGTCACTGACACGAAATTGGGGGCTGGCCTTGTGTCAGCCCCTTTTTTGTACTAGAGTAAATCAACCGGGATTTCCGGTCATGTTGACAGCCCCGGCTGACGCTGCACAGACAACATGGCCCAATTGTGCAGGAGCATAAAATGGCAGTTACTACCTTTTCGGGTCCCGTAAAAGCTGGCCCAATCAAGTTCACTACTGGTTCGACGCTTGGCTATAACGTAGCAAATCTTGGCTACATGCAGCTCTGCCAGACGGAAGCAATCACGCAGGCAACGAATGGTTCTGTCGCTGGTGTCTACACCACGAAGATCGTGATTCCTGCAAACAGCACGATTCTTAGCATCGCTCTGTATGTCAACGCTGTATGGTCTGGCGCTGCCACGACTCTTGGTATTGGTAATACCGTTTCTGCCACGGCTTACACTGCGGCTGGCGGCGTAGCAGGCGGTACGCTTGGTGCAGTCAACGCTGCTCCAACAACGGCTGGTCAGACCAACAACTGGATCAATGTCGGTTCGACTGATGTTGAACTCGTTGTAACCTCGACCAATACTGGTACGGGTACAGGCTTGCTGGTTGTTGAGTACATCCAAACGGGTACTTTGGTCCCTTGATGTGATTTAGGGGGTGTCAAATACTGACATCCCCTCCACACCTTTTTGAAGGATAAATCACATGACTGACATTAAATATAAGCCAAGGCCACCTGCTTCGATCACTCGTACAGGCGCGTATGAACCTTTCGAACTTCAAGTTGCTCGTAATCAGATTACGTGGCATACCCCGGTCAATATTTTCGGTTATAGCACTGCGGTCGGGTCCTCTGCCTTGGGACCTCTGTGGGAAGGCTTGACGCTTTCTGGTGGAGCCTACACCTATCCAAGTTCAGCTTCTGTTCTTACTTTGGTTAGTAGCTCAACCTCAGATACCTCGGCATTGAGTATTCGTATTGATGGATTGGATGCAAACTACGCTCCAATCAGCGAAACGATTGCTTTAAATGGAACGACCAACGTAACTACGACAAATGCCTTCTTACGCATCAATCTTATGTCCACGACGAATGGGTTGAATGTCGGCAATATCACTGCAAAGATTGCCGGAACTACATATGCTCAGATTAACGCGGGCATTGGTCAGACGCAGATGTCGATCTACACTGTTCCTGCTGGATACACGTTTTATTTATCGTATGTACAGGCGGACGCCAATATTGGGTTCACTTCCAGCAACTATATGAAGTTTGCCGAGTATAATAAGGACAATACGACAGGTGAGATTAACCTCTTAAACCAATCGACATTTGTTCAGTCGTTCCAATTTCCATTCACATGCCCAGTTGGACACAATGAAAAAGTGGATATCCAGTTTCAGATTGTGTCAGCAAGCGGCAGCCCATTTACAGCAAACCTGTATGCGGGTGGGATCTTGATCAAAAATGATGCTGGAGTCGCCTGATGATAACGCTCGATGAAGGTGTAAAACATACAATCGACCTCGTCTCAGTCACTACAGTATTTGGTACACTTATGGGTGCTTTGCCTGAAATTGCTGCATTATTCTCCATAGCTTGGTCTGTTCTTCGTATTTACGAAACAGACACGGTTCAGAAGATCATTAAAAACTATAAGGATAAGACAAATGCGTAGTGCTATTAAATCTCGTATTGCTCGTAACCCATCGATGCCTGTGGCACCTGCCATGCGGGCTTCCCGTCCAATGACGGCAACCCCAGCAATGGCTGCTTCTCCTGCTATGGCCCCAACGGGTATGAAAAAGGGTGGCAAGGTCAAGTCTGGCGCTGCAAAATCAGGTCCTGAAAGCATCAAGGGCAAGTCCACACCTCGTGGTTCTGCTGCAAAATCTGGCCCAGAAAACATCAAGGGCAAAGCAATCCCTAAGAAAAAGGGTGGCCTTGCCATTATGATTGCTGTCGGTAAGTCCAAGAAGGCAAAGTAATATGGCTAAGGACGTTTGGGACAAGCCACGGCCAAAGGGTTTAGGTAAACCTAAATCCCTAAGCCCAAAAGCTAAGGCTTCGGCCAAAGCAGCGGCTAAAAAAGCTGGGCGTCCTTATCCAAACCTTGTTGATAATATGCGGGCTGCGAGGAAGAAATGAAGAAGTCTGAAAAGATTAAAACAGTCATGAAAGAGTTCAAGGCTGGCGAACTTCATTCTGGAAGCAAAAAGGGTCCAAAGGTTACAAATCCTAAGCAAGCTATTGCTATTGCAATGCAGCAATCTAAGGGTTTGAAAAAAGGCGGTATGTGGATTCAAGAAGCCATCAAGAAACCGGGCGCACTTAAGAAGTCGCTTGGTGTTAAAGAAGGTGACACGATTCCAAAAGGCAAGCTTAAAGCCGCTGCAAAATCTTCTAACCCAACCACGGCAAGACGCGCTAATCTTGCCACGACACTACGCAAGTTAGGTAAGTAACATGGCTGATCCAAAAGAATCTGACGCATCTACCGTCCTCTCCTATTTCTTGGATAAGAAGAAGAGTGATTCAAAACCTGTGACAGAGCAGCAACGTGTCGGCAAAGCCATGAGCGATTATGACACGGAAGCCTCTAATGTCGGCGCTGGTGGAAGTGATAACGATGTCGTAGGGCAACGTAATATCAATAACGCAGGGATTAGCCCCCGCACTACGAAAGCATTGAGCGACCTAAAGGCGGCTCAGAAACAAGCTGGAAATACTCCGTCTCCGTATAAAAAAGGGGGTATGGTAAAGAAGGCTAAAGGCGGATCTGTCCGTGGTGGTGGTTGTGCTGCTAGGGGACAAGGTAAAGGGACAATGTACTAATGTCCGGTATTACAACTGGTCTTCTGACCGACACTAAGGAGTCTAAAATGGCTAAGATGCCCGCAGAGAAGTGGGAAGCATCTGCAAAGGATGCTGCTCAGGATAAGAAGCTTGCTAAAAAGTACGGCATGTCGATGAGCGAATGGGAAGGTTCTTCCAAAGACGCCAAGCATGACGCGCAGCAGTCGATGGCTGGTTTGAAGACTGGCGGTATGCTTTC